CAAACTCCGTTTCAACAAATGGGGTGTCTTTGTCCGCCTTTGCTGCTTCTGCGGAGCTGTAACCATGTACGAAAACGCAAAATATGTGAACGGAATGCACGGAGAATTAAACTGCATCGTCGTAATGATCAACGACGCTGAGTGGTCTGTGCCGATTGACCCCACCAACACCGACTACGCCAACATTATGGCCCTCGTCGCCGCTGGCGAGTTGACCATCGCGCCGGCTTAATAAAAAAACCCCGGTCAAACCAAATTGACCGGGGCAAGTGCGCGTTTCGACAAATCACGGGACTGGGCCTACAAGCGCCTAACGCAAAACTATTGCCGCATGTAAGCCAAGGACCATTCCTTGACTTGATTAGTGTCTCATGCCGATTCCAAATTCGCAACAACATGTTGTTTTGATTTAGGTGGCAAATAACAGAGTTCTGCATGTAGGGTGCAGTACGATCCTCGTTGGCGATTATGCCCACAGTATCTCACTGAAAGCGCGGCAACTTCGCTGATGATATAGCGGCATGAATTATACCGCAGTTCATCAAGTCGGATGCCGCTCGATCTAACTTGTCTGGGGGCACCGCCAACCATAGCTGCTCCTTAGCCTTGGTGAGGCGTTGCGGTTTGGTTTTCAAATTGATCCGCTAGCGTAGCAAACTCTTGGTCAATGCCATTCAGCACGGCATCAACATTGCCACCCAATGGCACGGGCTCTATAAGTTCACCCGCAAAAGCTAAATAGTTGACTCCGTCAATGTAATGGTCCGGGTTCCTGCGGTCAGTGTTAAGCCGAGAGAGCTTAACGGCATGCAGGACAAGCGCGACATCGTGTGGGGTCAAATGAATGCCGGTAATGATTGTCGCCAATTGGGCGGCGTTCGCAATTCCTACTTTCATATCTCCATACCCTATGTTGCGGTCATTGAAGACACGGGCAGCTTCATGCATGATTTCGCGGTATTCCATGTGGGTTCTCCTTACTCAAAGAAGGGTTTAATTTTGCCAATCATTTGGCAGTTGATAATGACCTCGCCACGATCCTCGTAAAGGCGAGAGCCATCAAACTTCGTTTTTGCATTGAACTCACGCGCTACTATGAAGTCGTTTTCGTGAAGCAGTTTCAAAAGGTTTTTTAATGAATCTACTTCTACCGACGCATAGATGTTTTGGAATGGTAGAATTATGTTTCCTTCATCATCATGCGCAGGCACAGACTTAGGTCTGAGCGATCTTGGTAGGATTATCGTAAAAACAACATTCACGGTTCTCTCCTGACAATGGTGCCGTCCATCTTGCGTTTGAATTTAGAATTGCGGCCAAGCGGCATTGGCGACCGAGATTTCTTTGCGCCTACATGCTTTTGATGAATCCGTTTAACTTTGGCGATCAGTGGGATATCCACAGTGCTAGTGTGAGTCCTATGACACTTCCTATGAGCAACCAGCCAATTGCTTGCATCGTCGGCCCCACCGGCTTCAAGAGGTATTTCATGACTGACATCCCAATCTGCTCCCGGCACAACTTTCATATTGCATAGGTGGCACATGCCTCCCTTGGACAGAAAGATGTCGGCCCGCATCTTTGCTGTTATACGGACTCGCTTCATTGTATGCGCCCGCTTGTAAATTTGGCGCTTAACCCGTATGCCTTTTCAAGGATCTGCCCTGTAAAGGCTAACACTAAGGCAATGCCGTCATTGGATTCAAATGGCGCAAGCATGTCGGCTACTATGCAGGCTAGAACCTCGATGATCATGTCGCTGTCTTTGCCGTCAATAAGATCGGTGATTGCATCTGCTAGAAACTCGGCCTGCTGCTCCCATTCATCATCGGATAGCAATGTCATAGTCTACTCCTTTGCCCATTTATAAGATTTTCCATTTTTGATGCCCCATACGACTCCATATGAAACAGCATATTTATCCGCCAACTTTCTAACGCTATCCTTTGATTTTATTATTTCAGCGGCCTCATTTTTTGTAAGTGCTAAAATCCTTATTTTTGATCCTTTAGCTTGCCGATTTTTTAATACTTTGTCATTTGCATTTTCTTGGTGAGATCCAATAAATAAATGATCTGGGTTTACGCAACTCGGATTATCACATTTATGGCAAACACATTGCCCCTCTGGGATTTCAGCGCAAAACAATTGATACGCCATCCTGTGTGCAAGAACACTTTGATCAGTTGTTTTTGCAAATCTTCCATATCCATTTTTCCAATGGGCTGCTGTCCAGAGCCAACATCCACTGTTTGGTTCGGGGGAAACGTGTGAAAGAAATCGCTCTGTGATACTCATACTAAAGTTTCATCTCCGCTCTACGATTTGCTGCATGGGACTGCCATTCGTTGAACCGCATGCGGATGTATTCTAATTGCACTTTCAAGAGCGCGGCTCGCTCCCGCGCCTTCACCATCTTGGTGATAAAATCTAACCACTCTTCTGAGGCCTTCACGTTAAGCTCCGCGCGGTTCACCGGTATGTCGCCAAATGCTGACATCATGCGAGCCAGCATCGCGCTCTTTGTTTCTTCTAAAAGGCTTGCTGCGGAATCCGCATCAACCCATTTTTTCGCTATAAGCCTGAATTGTTCACTCAAGGGTCTGTCTTGGTCCATGTTCATCTCCCCGCAATATGAGCGCCCCGGTCATGTCGATGTATGCGTTGTAGCGAAGGGCGCTTCCACCATTGATAGTTGCTTGTGTTCTGGTCTGTTCTGTCCTGATATCGGCAACCCATCCTTTGCCATGTGCAAACAGGGCCTTCACTAGAAGCACATCTGCTGATGGGAAGTAGAGAAACCCGACAAGGCCTGTTTGCAAAGACCGGGCAATCTTGGATGCGTCGTCTAGTTTCTGTTGTGTGACCAACCAGCGTTTTTCATAGGTCACGATGAAATCTATGAACGAGATGCCCGGCCTTGATTTTTGTTCTGCAACACCGATGACGTTCCCGTTCTTCACAAGAACCGCATCGATAACGCATGGCGTGTCTTTGTCAGTAGAGGCGTAGATTATATTGGGGTAATGGGAGGACCAGATCTCAACGGCCCGGTCCTCCCACTTCCTCGACTCCTGCCCCCTAGGAGTGAGAATATCCATCAGAACGGAATTGAATCGTTTACATCGTCCTCAGACGCTTGCGGACGAGCCGCAGGACGAGATGTGCTACGCGAGACCTGTTGCGCACCCTCGCGCTGCTCCGGTTGTTTGAGGAACAAGCGAACCTTGCCTTCTTTATCTGGGATAGGAAGCGCAATAAGTTCCAAGCTGTATGTGTCACCGTTCTTGCTTTGGAACATCGTGCCAATTTTGGTGAAGAAACTTTTCTCATCACCATTGCGATCAACATATTTGCTAACTGTGAGTGCATCATAACGATTAGCCATTGACGGTTTCTCCTGCTGCAAGTTTTTTCCCGTGAGTTACAAAGGTAGTGTAGAGCAACTGATATTCCTCAGTGCCATCAACAAGGCCAACGCTGTTGCGGAAGTCGGCGGTCTGCTTCCACCACTTGCGCAGGGCGGTAGTGGTCTTCATGCGTAAGACCTCTTCAATCATAGCGTTCAGGTCTGTAGGCTGAAGCTTTTCGGGCTGGGCCTCAACAACCTGACGCTGTTCCTTGTCGTAAAGCGCAAGCCCAAACGGATTCCCGAAGGTCATCAGCGCCCGCTTCATCGCGTCAGTCTCAGCTTCTTTAATAGCTGACTCATGCGCGAGGCCGAGATCAACATCAATGCCATGCCCGCTTCCCATACCATCGCGTATAGTATCCATAACAATAATGCGAACACGCACGATGTAACTAACAGCCCACCCTTCACGACCATCACGACCGATCTTGCGTGGTCTTTCGTTGACAAGGCGAACCTCGACAGTCTCTCGGTGCCAGCCATCAAAGCCGAAGATGCGGTTTGCTTCAGCGATTGCATGCCATCCCTCGATGTAGGAGAACCGTCTACCCGACTGCTCGCGCTCTTTCACGAACGCACGATCTAATGGCGCTGATAGCGCACCGTTTATTTGAGTCGAAAACATTAGCCGATCCTCAGTGTTTCGCTGCCATTATCGAGGACCGCTCCGGGCACCTCTTCACCAGCGTTGATTGCTTCTTTGACTGCTGTTTTAGAAACCTCGCGCTTAAATCGACAGAGAGCGTCAGGAACAAGCGTCTCGTCAATGATCTGCACCGCAGGCCCTCGGCGTGTGATGCTGATGGTTGCCTCTGGCAACGCAATCTTGCGTAGCTCCGCACGATCAAGAATTGCTTGCATGACTGCGCGCAGGGAGGTCTGCCTTAAGCGAAACATAGCGCGCCGGGCAGACAAGTTTTCGATGCGGTTGCCTACCACAGCGATAAGCTCATTGGCTTCGCGCTCTTCGTTCAGCAAACGCTCCATGATGGCATAGAGATCGGTGCTGCCTTCAAGCATGTCGGCCCGTAGATCGACATCATCCACCAGTTCAGGGTGCCGATCTAGTAGCAAGCTGATCTGTATCTTAAGCTGTTCAATATTTGGTTTCATGTTGTCCTCATCCGATGACAAATTATGGGTACGATGATTTGGGGACATAGGTCAAGCGAGTGGTTGACTGTACCCACAGGCTCGTTTATTTTACACAACATGAAACAGTGTGATCCCATCGTCCTCGACGTATTTCGCGCCTACGGCAGCCAGACCAAGCTTGCGAAGGAGCTAGGCGTCACGCGCCAAGCCGTCTCCAAATGGAGGCATGTTCCGCTCAAGTATGTGCGGCGTCTGTCCCAGTTCACCGGGCTTTCGCCTGCCGTGTTAAGGCCTGATATCTATGACGGTATCTGACCCGCCTCGGATAACGACGACGCCTATGGAGGTGCTGAAGCTCTTCCTGCGTGGCGTGGACACCGTGGACATAGCTGACCATTACGGAATCCGCGAGCATGAGGCCTACCGTCTCCTGCGGTTCGCTTTAGAGGCAAAAAGGATCGGCAATGCTACGGATCGAGATACCGTTCCCGCCGAGCATGAACCGCCTGTGGAGGGCCACTAAGGGCGGCGGTGTCTACAGGTCGCCAGAGTACACCAAGTGGAAAGAAGCAGCCTGTTGGGCCATCGCTGCTCAATGTAGAGCCGATAGGATCAAGGGGCCGTTCAAGTTTACGATGCTGGTGGTCCCGCCAGACAAGCGGCACCGGGATTTGGACAACCTGTTGAAGGCCACCCTCGATGCTCTAGCTGGCGCAGGGGTAATCGCGAATGACCGGCATTGCCGTTGGATTGAGGCGCGTTGGGTCGAGGACGGCGCTCCTTGTACGATCATCCTCGAAAACTTAGGGGACTAAGCAAATGAGCGACATCATCGGGGACAATGCAGC